CCTTTGCCCATCCTGGACGACCCCATTGTTCAATAGCTTTACAGCCAGAATCACGGGCAAATTGTTCCACTGTAGGGAACACCTTAGATTGTTCTTCAAAGTCACTACCAGAAAAAGCAATGATGTGAAGTGTTTTGTGTTGAGAGTATTGTAAGTATTGAGTGAGACCAACACCAATAATATTTAAGCCATCATCTACTACCGCCCAACATTGAACGTATTCATTGAGGATCTTCTTAAGATAGTCTGTAAGTGATGATTCTCCTTGGCTGTGTTCAATTACCTTACTCAAATAACTTGAGATAGTAGACCAGTGTTGAACTGTCTGGTCGGGGGTTAGTAAAATTATTTTCATATTATTTATGGTGGTGTTGGCCACACTACGTTGAATGGATATCCAGACTGCTCAGGTATATCACGAAGTTGTTGGCGATATACTGCCCAAGCTTCTTGTTGTTGTTGGGTTAGAGGCCCATTAGGAATTTGAGTCCAGTCAGATTGGTATAGTAATTCAACACGTTTTGTTTGGATGTTTGCAACTGCACTTATATATGCTTCTTGCTGTGTGGGTTCATCCCATGTTTTTGTGTTTACATTAAATCTATAACCATTAGTTGGACAAACAGGTATTTCATAATCAATTAATATTAATTCTGGTTGCTCAATTGTTGAGTCAATAAAAGATATAGCGTAACCTTCATTTGTTACTTGTGCGTATTTCATCGTTTCAAACCAATCGCAAAAAGTGATGTGCCACCATTAGCTAAAATAACAGAAGTAGTAGCACAGAGAGCAAGCCCTGTGACATAACTGTCTCCAAACGTGTAACCCCTCAAAGTAACATTAAAATTACCTGTGGGTGTTGAATCGAGATACGCTGTTAAAACTTTAGAAACTGCAACACGATTTTGATAGTTGTTAAAATAAGTTACCCTAGTTCCATTGACTGTCAATTCAAGATAAATGTATACGCCAAAAAATCCGTAATCATTTATTAGATAACTGACTGTATTAGCTAACAAAAATAAAGGTGAGCCACCAGTATTTATTGTAGTGCTAAAAATAGTTGTGTATGTAGCAGGAAAACCTGTAGATGCCAATGTTGTATCTGATGCAAGCTCAGCTCCTAAAGAGGTTGTAACAGCATTTGTGTTAATGTTTCCTGTAGAAACAACATTACCATTAAGATACATAGCACTACCATTGTAAGTAATATTAGTAGAATTATTACCTAAAGCAAAAGTACCATTGCTATTTAATATGCCACCTGATCCAGTCATTGTTGTACCAGATACAGCAGGGGCGCTACCTACTTGAAGTGAGTTTGTAAATACAGTACCACTATTAATCTTATCCGCAGTAATTGTATTAGCCGCAATCTTACTTGCATCAATAGTACCTGCACCAATGTTACCTGCAGTCAATACCCCAATCTGTGCTGTGCCAATAGCCGCACCACTAATATAGGTTGAAACATTTGCAGAAGTAACTTGATTAAGGTATGCAAATGCGCCAGCACCTAATGTTCCAAGTGAAACATTGCTATTTAATATACCTGCTGGGGCATTTGCTAAGTCTGTTCTAACAGCACCTATTCCAGAAGCAGTTACAGCACCGCCACCCGCACCAGATAAAGTACCGTTTGAATTTAAAGTGATTGCGTTATTAGCAACAGCAGTTCCTGTTCCAGAACCAATCCCATTAATAGCACCACCAGAAATAGTAATGTTATTGTTAAGCCAATTGTTAGAAGCTATAATTCTTGAATAATCTAAGTCGTTGCTTGAACCAAATATGATATTACCAGCCGCATCTTTAATTGTTAAATTTCTAGAATCTATTCTGTCTGCTGTAACAGTGTTAGCTGCTAACTTATCACCAGTAATTGTGTTTTCAACAATTAAACTTCCAGTAATATATGTGGTAAATAATATCCAAGAATTAGTAAATTTATACACAGTAGCATTATTATAATTATTATAACTAACTGTTACAATATCTCCTGCTACTGGATTCCTTCCAATAACAGTATTAACTTCTGCGTTAGTTGGAGCACTGCTATCATTAGCGAAACGAGTAACAACAAAGGTAGCTGATCCTGAAGAACCAGTTGATCCTGTTGATCCATTAGTACCATTATAAGCAGTAGCTCTAATAGGTATACTTACATTAGTCCAATCAAGAACTGACGAAATAGCTGTAGCAACTTCATTAATAGGAGCTGTCATACTCCATAAATAATATCCAGGAGTCGTTTCACCAGGGGCAGATGTATACCAGCCTGTTGGTGGAGTAAAAGAACCAGTACTCCAAGTATAAGTTGAGGTTGTTGAGGGCCTAGCTGGTGGTGTTGATGAGCTTGTCCATCTATAGATAGTAGGAAAAGCGGACATTACTCCATTAGCTCCAGCCTGACCTGTAGCACCATTATACACTACAGGCATACTAATAGATTTAGTAATAGGGCTTGCAAGGTTAGAACCGTTAACAGTTAATGTAACGTCTACCTTAGTTGAAGCAGATAAAGGTGTTACTGTAACACTAGCCGTAGAAGCGGTAGATGGAGTAGCTCCAGTGATTGCCCATCCGTAGGTTGGGCTAGTAATATTACTTGTTATAGCAGTTAATATTGTGTTGACTGGAGTAAATGCTCCCCCAGTATTTTGAACAAAAGAAGTATAACCAGATATATCTAAGGATGGTCCACTAGAACCCGTTGCTCCAGGGTCTGCAAATATTAATTGTAATGTGGCAACACTTGCTTGTGTTATTACACCTGCACTATTTTTAAATCTGATAGGAACAGTAACAGTCGCAGGGCTACCTGACATTGAAGTTGGATTACCCCACAGGGCAGCACCATTAGATACTGTTGGGTTATTAAATGTAACGTTATTATAACTTATATCAGCAAAACCTGAAGAAGAGCTATTGCCTACCCTCCAAGTGTTGTTAACAAATCCAGCATCAGCGTCTGTTTGTGAAGCTACAAATGTAACTAATACGTTTGCATTAGAAGCATAAAGCTTGGGTGCTATATTTGAAAATACAGGAGTTAAAGGGTTTCCTGTTCTTGGTACCTGCATAACAGCAGGAGAAAAGAAAGATGAAAAAGAATCAACAATAACAATATTGCTACCTGATGTAACAAGATCTGCATCGATAGATGTGCCTGAGTCTACTACCCAACCAGATGCTGGTAAGGTAGGTGATACAGCAAAGTTTACTTTACGACCACCTACTGCTTGATACCAAAGAAATTTAGTAGTTCCAAAACCACCAGTGACTTGATACCAAGTATATGATGCTGGTGTAGAGGGTTCACTAGACAAATCTGAATTACAAATACCATAGAAAGATTTATTGGTAGGTGAGTCAGAAATATTTGTTCCAACGTTATCATCAGCATACTTGATAGCTAAATATCTATAAATATATCCAACAATATTTCCATCATTATCACTGATAATACCTGTACTACTATTAGCTGATAAGCCAGATGCACCTGAAGATATTCCTTCAAGAACAAGTTGTGAGAGAAAAGCATCTAGCTCATCATTACCTGTAATAGGTGGGTTAAACATTTTACCTCCGATCAACTGGTTTGGCTTCAATAGCTAGCATAGCTAAACGCCAATAATCTGTTGCTGTAATTCTATAATTTAAAACACGACCATTAACCTTAGGATCAACTTTGTATCCTTGAGATTTTTCATTATTAGGAAGAAAAGTAAATGTATCTTTTAAGTCGGGATTATCTACTGATAAATCAACATTTTTAACAAAGTTATTTTGTCCAGCAACCCTAATTGTAATATTAGAATTATTAGGTACATTATCAAACACAGGGTATAGGGATGTAATTAAAGAGCTACCTGTAACATCACCTGTATTAAGCTTCTTTTTCTCAATATAAGAAGTGTATGATGCAAGAGCTGTTCCATTCCACATTTGGTATGCATCTGACTCAACAAGAGTTTGAGTTGTTGTAGTAGTAAAGTATACTACTTCTTTACCATACTGAAATGTATTAGATACATTAGCAGGACCAAAGAAAGAGTATGTCATGTTAGTAGCTTGACGTTTAGACCATGTATTGTTTTTATAATTATAGATCAATGCTTCGTTACATACTGTAGAAGATCCTTTAGGATAATTAATCCAGATCTCTTTATAGAAAGCATGTCTTGTTACATGTACTTTATCAATAGCATTCTTATTTAAATTATTAAAGAAATACTTTTTAATTCGGAAGTCAGCAAGAGATTCAATATTACCTGAACCATTATGTAAGTAGATATCATTACGATCAACTACTAAATGGTATCCATCATACTCGACAACACAGTCGGTATTAAGTACTCCATAGGCTTTGCTGTAAGGTGTAACCCTTGTGACTCCTCCTGAGATACTCATCATACTGATACTGTCAGAGGAATAGATAAACATGGATCCACGTAGCTCACACATATCCAGGATAGGTGACGTTGTGCTAATCTCAAACTCATCCGCTGTATCTGTAGTTAGTCCGGGTGCCCAGACAGAAGGGATAGCTCCCGTAGCTGCCTGAACGGATATACGTACAGTTGACGGTGCATAGGTAGTGATACCTCCAGACGTCAATGTAAGATTAGCCGCAACTAAAGAGTAGTTAAGCGACCGGATAACTTTAGCTGTCACTACCAATCCACCAAGGTAGTTCCAGTTAGGGAGTGGTTGAAAGGTAGATCCCGCTGTGGCATCCCCATACAGACAATACAAAGGTGTTGTCAGACCGTTATTAATAATGATAGCATAACCACCATTAAACGTGGTACCCTGCCAACGACCTCCAGCA